CCCAATATCTCCAAGACATATATTATCCTCTCCTTGCATTACGGCGGCGGTCTCTTTCGATCACGGCCTTTATTGAGTTATTATCGGCTACAAGCGCGCCGCTTATTTCTACATGAGTATTTCGGTTGATTTGCTTGCCTAGCCCGCGTGTTTCTTCGCGAAGTTTCCTAACCTCTGCAATAAGGTTGCCATCCTCTTGCACTGAATATCGAACTTGCGGAGCTTGCGCTGTAAAGTAGTCGCGTATACTCATACCAGGGTTGTTATTCATCCATTCGAGTTCTTGTCGGTTTGCTTTCGTGCCCGCGGCTGTAATAACTGACTCGCCTTTCGATAGCCATGCGGGTATAGAATCGCTTCTTTCAGTGCCCGGGCCTTCGAGTCCTACGACACCGTCTTTGAAGCCTAGAGCGCCTCTGGCGTTTGCTAAAAGCAGTTGAAGCCCTGCAGTTAGGGTAGCTGCAATAAGCGGCCCTGCAATCGGTCCGAGTGTGGTGATCGAGCTTCCCAAAATACCTACGACAAAAGACGGTATCATTTTAGAGACGGCATCGAACGCCGCGCCCGCGGCTGCATTTCCGAAGTCTGCAAGAGTAGCCTTTCCTGAAGCGGCGAGCGTTCCAAATTGTTCTAAGGTTTGACCGACAAATTGATTAAATACTTTCTGATTGCCTTGCATGCCTTCGGCGTTTTTCTTAAATATCTCGGATTGAGATTTGAATACGCTCGCGGCCGCTTGATCCCCTGCAGTTTTGAGTCTTTGCAAGAAAGTGACTTCGGTTTGCTCTTCAACTTGTTTTCTTTGCGCGTCAATATCTGCAATTTTGGCAGCATAGTCTTCGAAGCTAATTTCTCGCTTTGCTAGGCTCTTTGTAAGATCATCTTCTTCAGCATTAAGAGCGCCAAGGCGTTCCTCTCTTATGGCATCATTAGCCTCTTTTTCCTTTCTGATTTTCTCCGAGTTGAAGGCATCAAGAATGCTAGTTTGCAAGGCGGTCTGTATTTGGAATTGCAATGTGGACTCGAGAGCCGCTTTTTCAATGGCCGCCTTGCTATCCGTACCGAAACGCTCCAAGCGAGAACTCAGCAAATTGATATTCTGGATATTGGTTTGGATTGACTCTCCGAATTTATCCGCCGCCTCTTGATTTCCCGCCGCCAAAGCCTCTGCTTGTTTGAGTGCAATCTCGTCATTTTGAAGCTTTATGAAGTCGATATATTGCTGAACCGTTGCAATAGTACCATCAAGCGCCTCTTGACTCGTAGCGAGGGTTTTAGGCACTAAAGACTCGGATGTTTTATTGATCTCTTTTGCAAGGTCTGTATATTCTTTTAGAAACTCTTTGAAGTCTTCAGGTTTTGGCTTTATTCCAGTTTCGATTTTCAGCTCGGGGTCTTTTGCTATCTTTGCAGTCTCTTCTTTTATTGCAGCCTTTGTTTCAGCGGTTGCTTTTGGCTTAATTACCGCGGCGCTTGTGCCTTGCTCTTGGAATGTTTTAAACTCTTTGCCTGCTTCTTTTACTTGATCGCCTGTTTTCTTAAGCTCGGCTCTTGCTTTTGTAAGATTCGAGCTAAAAGCACTTACCCATGTTTGAGATTCAAAGACGCTTGATAGCTTTTGAACGGCTCCATCAAAGTCAAGATTCAAAGCGGCTGTAAAAGCCTCGCCAATGATACCGAAAACAGTCTGAAAAGTACCTCCGATTGCTTTGAGATACGCTTGAGATTCTGCAATAATGCCCGGCAAGCCCGCAAAGAAATTGTAAACATTATCAAACGCACTACCTAGAGCGTTGATTGCAGTTTGCACGCCTGGTATTCCGCTGATAAAATTACCAATTGCCTTGCCAATGCCTACAAAAGTCTCAATAACTGAAGTAATTACGGAGATAACACCCTTGAATGCAAAGACTACCACATCAATAAGTATTTTTGCAAGCCCTTGAAGTACATCAAACACCGCGCTTATCGCACCACTCATAAAATTCATAGCTTCTTGTAGCATTTTTACCACATCTATACCCTCTCCCATAGCTCCATCAAGACCAAGAGCTGATTTGATTGCATCTATGAGAGGTTGCACGGCAAGAATTACTTGATCAAATGCGTATACTGCAGTTTCATAGAATAGATTAAGCGTCTCAATAACTGTAGTCAATATATTGCTAATAGCTCCCATTAACAAAGCGCCTAATCCTGCTAAAATAGGCTGAACTACAGACCACATACGAGAAAAATAACCTCCGATATTTTCTATTAGCTCATTTACACTTGGCCCTATCGATTCTGCTAACATACCGAAAGACATTTGCATCCCTTGATAAAAAGAGATTGCAAAATTATCTACATTCGATTTGATTCGATTCAAGCTCTCATCAAAGGTAGCCATATTGATAGCAGCTTGGTCATATGCTGTATTAGTCCCTGTTAGCTTCTTGGTAAGGTCATCCATACCACCGCCCGCGCCTTTAATCAAGATCGTAGCGGCCGCCGCGTCAGTTCCAAAGAGCTTAGTCTTCAATGCAGCATCACCACTGATCTTTTCAAGCTCGCGAAGACGCTCTGAAAAGCTAATTGTCGTATCTCCGAGCTTGTTTATATCCACGCCTGCAGATTTAAGCTCTTGAGCCGTATCTTTTGGCAAGAATCTACCCTCGCCGAGCTTATTCAAAACATTTCGCAAAGAAGTCCCCGCTTCAGCTCCGACTTTACCGCCAGCTGCAAGTATTTGAATAGCAGAGTTAGTTTCTTCGAATGATACTTTTGCACCGGAAGCGGCCACACCCGCCACATTAATAGCAGCCGCCACATCAGGAACCTCTGAAGCTCCCTCTTTTGCACCCGCTGCGAGAACATTCATAGCCACGGCCATAGCATCAGCTGCTTTTACGGGGTCATCAAGCGATACACCAAATTGCAATAGAGCACCCGTCAAAGCTTCGGTAGCTTTACCCGGGTCATCGCCTGTAGCTTTCGACAAAGTATTTACACTTTCGGCCATTGAATTCAAGGCTTCAGGGCTTTTCGCAATATCAGGACCGAGCTTTGAGAGGATAGTTTTGAAAGCATCGATATTCGCACTCGCTTCAGTTCCAAACTTAGCGGCCATAGCTTGCGCTTTTTGGCCTAAGTCATCAAGACCCGCGCCTGAAACACCAGTAATAGAGCTTAATGATGCTAGTTGAGTCTCAAATTCTTTGCCCTTCTCGATTGCATAGGCTATTCCACCACCAATTGCACCGATACCCGCTACTATACCACCACCTGCAAGAACACCACTTAATGAACCGAGACCAGGCACTAGGGAAGTCACACCACCAGAGAGGGATTGGAATGCATTACCGAGGCCGCCTGTTTGCCCTCCGAGTCCTGCAAAGGCATCACCAAGCCCGCCAAGTTTTCCCTTTGCACTTTCAACACCGCCGCCGAGATTCTTATCAATTGCATCGCCTGTTTGCTTTGCCTCTTGCTCGATCTTGTTAAGATCAGCAATGATAGGGCCTTCTTGTATATCGACTTTGGTAGTGCTTAGTTTATTAAGCTCGCTAGTTGCCTTTGTAATGCCATTGAATAACTCAGTAGCATCCAGTCCAAGTTTGATTTTGATATCATCGGCCATTGATTCTGCGCTCCATTTTGCGGCGTTCTTTGTGATAGGTTATGGTATAGGCATAAGTACGGATTACATCCACACGCGGAGTATCGTAATATAGTCTTAGATACGCTGCAGGATCGCCGCCTGCAACGCCTTTGAATATCCAATATGAGCCTACAATTTCGCCAAGGTAATAAGCACTCTCATCTCCGTCCGTCTCTTCATACTCGTCATCGTCTGGATCGTTAAATACCGTCAAGTCCTCAAGATAATACTCACATAATGCGGACTCTTCGGCATACTGTTTCACGAAAAAACTTTAGTGAGTCCAAGATTCCGTCTAAGTCTTGGTTTTGCCAAAAGTCGCTTGAAGGCTCGGACTGAATACCCGCTAAAAGCTCGGTATTTTGCACCTTGCTTTCATCAATTACGGCCTTTACAAACTCAAAGATTTTCGGAATGGTAGTTTCATCGACATTGATAAGCTCGAATAGATTTGCTCGGACTTTCAAATATGCAGTCTTAACAATTTCTTGGAACTCGAACTCTTGCATAATGTCCTTAAAAGCGTCTTGCCCCTTTGTTAAGTCTATCTTTTTTGCAAGGCTCTCGCGGCTAAATACCTTCTCCATGATCTCGGTCTCGGCGGCTGCTTGAGCGCCTTTAGTATTTGCAAGTTCAGAGAGAAGCGGCGTAACCTTGTCATAAAGAGCGGGGGTCAATTTTGAATAGAGTGCTACTTCGTGTGCTGTTTCGTTTAGATATAATTTCATGCTGTCTCCATAGTAAAAATAAGGGGGCGGGTTTTGCCCGCCCCGTGTGAATTAAGGGGCTGTAAACCAGATCTCTTTGTAACCAATCTTTGCAGGGATTGTGACCGCAGTCGCACCGCTTACAAGAGTAGTTAAAAAGTAACTTGTCCCGATAACAAGATCAGTATCATTATTTACCACATCGCCGCCTACTTTTGGCTTTGTGTACTTACCTGATTCTTGGTCAAACGCACCCGCGTCTTGTGCTAATTTGCAAAGCATCAATACTACCTTACGCTTGTTTAGAGTTGTATCAACACCACCATATACGATTTGCAAAAGTGTATCGCTTGTCGCTTGTGAAGAGTTGAATTTTGTCCCGTCCTCATATTCCCCTTGATCTGCAGTGACCGTTGTAATAGGTGCATAGTTTTCAAGGAATGAAGTCAATTCCGGATTGTCTTCGTTTTGATCGATTGTGAAAGTCGTGCGTGTTAATGAAGTTTTAATTTTACGCTTCATTGTATGAATTGCGGTAGCTCCTACTGTAGGATTTGTACCGAGTTCATTTGCTGTATAGAATACGCTAAGGTTAGCGCCGCCTACTACCATGATATTACCTCTTAGATAATTGTTTTAGATATGAAAATGTGTTGACTAAATAATCCCAGTTTCTTTGTGATTTATCGCGTGTGTATTCTCTTACCATCAAGCCGCCGTTCCGTTCTGCTTTATGCATTAAGACTTCAGTGTCTTGGCTATATCCTTTGTGGTATAGCAATATGTCTGTATCAGCTACGACCGTACCATTCGGATCTACTTCGAGCGTCTCATGGCATATTCTTTGCCATTTGAGAAAAGCGCTTCGGCGGTGCAGTCGCATTGCCGGTATGTTATACCGCTTTCGTATGTGCGTATATTGCGGGTCAAGATCAGCATTGCACCCTGCAATTGACAAATAAGCTGCGACCGCTTCGCTTTCGTTAAGCTCTTGAATATAAACCCAAAACTCATCTTCAGGACTTGCAAGGCGCTCGTCTGAATCCATGTGCAAAATCCAGTCACCAGTCGCATATTCATCGAGCTTATTACGGCAATAACTGAAGTCGAAATACTCTTCGAAGTCGGGATATTCCCATGAGAGCACAATATGGTCCGAAGTACGACCGACTTCTTGAAAAACAGGCTCTTTAAGTTTCGGATTTACCGCCGTGCGAAGTGCAATGACTTCGACATTATCACTGGGCAAAGAATCCCTCCATCCTTTCAGGTCATCTCCATCCTGAAAGATTACACATGCACTTAACTTCATACATCTCCTCTATAATATACCGTCCTAAAAGTCATGAAAGATATGCCTTTCGTTTCATCGTCATTGAATGTGACCGCTTGCGCGTCGATAAAATGCACTGGCGCAAAGTATGTCCTTTCATAATCTGACTCATAGACATCGGGCTTGTAGTTTGTGAGCTTATTCTCGATTGCCTCGCAAAGATCAGCAAGGGCTTCTCTCAAATTAGCTTTACCCGCCGTGCTATTCTTTTTTACTTGCACTCCGACAAGCAAATACATATCCAGCGTGCCTTTATTTGCAAAGGCTGAATCGTCTTCAAGTCCTATTACCTCGCGAGCATCTGCACCTGACAAAACACCGACAAAAGGGAACTGGTAAGTATTCCATTTATCTAGCATTACTTGGTCATAGACTTTGACTCCACTCATTGTGCGAAGTCTATCTGTTATGGATTTGATCGCCGCTGACTCTCTTGCCATTGTTGTATTCCGTTTATGACTTGTTGTTTTATATCGCTTGCGAACTTGGTATCATTTCGAAGTCTATCGACTGCAGGATTAAAGTAAGGTCGGGCTGGTATGTTTACGCCGCCTTTCTTTTTTACGCTTAATGCGATATTCTTAAAATACGGCTGTTTAGTCTCTGCAAATTTAGCCCAAAAGTACTTGTGCATATTGCCTTTGCTTGCAATGAAGCCGCCAAACTCTTGCACTCTTGCATATGGCAAGTCTGACCCGTATTCTACCTCGAAGTTATCGCCTTCTTGCGAGACTCTGAAAACATTTCCGGGCTGACCTTTGGAGAAACTACGAAACAAATTACCTGAGTTAATCGCGAGCTTAGAACTTGTCGAAGGTGCTATTCTATCGGCCGCGCCTCTGAATTCCATATTAGCTCCGATATACGCTTGCATCACAAAAGGCATGCGCTCCAAGCTCTTCAGAATAACAGGCCGTAGAATGCCCTTTAAAGCTTCGCTATTGATCATAATTACACCGTTGGTATAACGAACTGAGCAAAGTACTTATGCCATCCTATATCGGTTTTAAGTGATTGGCTGACTGTTTGACCCGCGCCACCTGTTGCGACGGAGTTAAGCCCGAACCAATTACCGCCTTGAGGGCTTTGCTTATATGCAAGAGTGACCATTTCGGCTATGCCTTGCAAGATTGTATAAGGCATTGACGCATCACTGAAGCCAGTTGTTAGCGTCGCCTTAAATTGTCCATTTGTCTTATCACGAAAGACAATGTAATTAGCATACGGCTCGGCGTTCCATGCATAGTTACCCGCGTCGAAGTTCGCATAAGTTGCAAACTCATTCTCGCGCCACTGCAAAGCCGTAAGAGCCGTGTTAGCATTGTAGGGGATATATTTCCATGAGTGATTCGCTTCGAGGCCGCGTTGAGCTTTTGAGGCGTAAAATTGGTAATATATCGTCCCACTACGGAGAGGCTGACCGCAATAGCCTTCAGCCTCTACATAGCAAGTTGTTATCAGGTCATCAAACCAAGTATACAGCGCCGTATCCTCGGAGGTCGGATCGCCATTAACTTCCAAATTAAGAAAGGTCATGAGAGCATTAAACGCCCTCGGATTTGCGCTTGTATATGGCATGGTTATTTACCTGTTTTCTTTGTTTCTACTTTCGGCGCGGGCTTTGCATCTTTCGCCTTGCCTTGTTTAATAAGAGCCTCGGCAATCTCGGCAGGGAGAGAAGTCTCATACCCTGCCGAAACACCTTTATACGGCTCGATTAGAATTACATCTACGAGCATAAATCACCTAATTAGGTTGTTGAAGTTTTGAGAACACCGATAGCACTTGGAGCTGGGAATGCGAAAGCAACGCGCTCGACAACTTCGATACCTTTTTGGTGAGTACCACCCAAACCAGTCGCGCCGAAATACTCTTTGTATTCGTTAACAGTTACATCCTCGCGGATACCCATAACTGTAAACTGATTAAAGTCACAATAGAATGCAGATGCTGTATTCGCTGCACTCGTTGGGAAGAGTGCATCAGGTACGACATGCATCGGGCGGCCTGTTGGAGTGAAGTATGAATTACCTGCAAGAGCTGTTAAGCCGATGGATGTAATTTCGATAGGTCTTACTTGATCATAAACAGGGCGGGAGCCTGCTGTTTCTTTCATCAAGAATCCGAATACTGATTGAGGCACTACGAATACACCATTAGCACCAACGCCAGAATTTACACCGAGGCGCAAGTTCCAAAGGTCAGTCCAAGAGATCTCTCCGAATGTATCCTTACCTGAGTTATTTGCACCACCTTGGCGAACTGTTGTAGTTCCGGCGATACCAGTCAAGCCTGTAAAGTTAGGGGCATTACCATCACCATTGAAAAACTGCTTGTCTTCTGTTTCAGCAAGAGCGCGACCCAATCCATTTACAACATAATCCAAGAATGCAGGGGTTGCATCTTGCAATTGCTCTTCAGAAACGATAGCACCTGCAACTACTTTGCGGGCTGTCATTGCAGTCGCTGTAAAGAAGTTTGCTGAGTCAGTCAAAGTCAAGCCAGAACCTTCGGCAACTACCGCGCCAGTGAACGCGCCGCTTGATACTAAGTTCTCTGTTTTACCGCGCATCGGATAGATCTTCGCGAGTGCTCTTGCATATCCGTACTGATCTGCAAAAGACATGATTTCCTCTACCCAAAACTGAGGAACGGCCGCGCCACCTTGTGCAGTTGTGCCTGTATTGAAGTTTGCTCTTGTGAGATACTTCTCATTTGCTTTGCGTGCAATTTCATCTGCAACGCCGTCGCGTCCTTTGTGAACTGCAAGGATGTAATCAGCTACGACGCGTGCTTGGTCACGGCGTGCATCATGATCTGCTTTGATTGTTACGAAGCCGTTGTTATTTGTTGGCTTTTGTGAGCGAAGTTGATCAGCAACTTTGCGGTCAACAACTTCTTTCAGTTGGTCTTTTGTTACGATAATGTTTTCCATTATGCAATATCCTTAGATTAAATTGAGTAATTCGTCTGTGTTGAGTTTTTTAGGCATGTTCAAAGTAATTGAACGGCCTGCTTCGCCGGCTACTGCAGATTTGATAATCTTGTAACCGTTTTGAATCATATCCATACCTTCATTGATTTGCGCTTGTGTTGAAGCTGCAATTTTCTTACCTACTCGAGTTTCAGGAACCTCGAAACTAGCCTCGATGGACTCTGCAACCACTTCGACTGGGGGCTCGGCGGCGGCTGGTTCTTCGGCTACTTCGGGTGCGACTTCGCCTTGCAAAACTGCTAGCATAGGAGGAGCGCCTGCAGTAATAAAAGCGTTTACGGATGCTTCGGCTTCTTCAGGTGAGAAACCGAGATTGATTACCTCATTGACAAAAGCTTCTTTAATTGCAGGGAGAAGCTCGTCTTTGATCTTGGCTTCGATCTCTGGGGTTAACATTCTCTTTTCCTTTTTGTATTTTTGAATTGAATCTTGGAGTAAAGTCTTGATTGATTTCTTAAGCAAGGCTTGGCGATTTGCAGGGACTGAAACAACGCTAAATTCTACAAGCTCGGACTTTGTGTAAACAGTTACCTTTTGACCGTCGATTGTTTTATCTTCGTATTCATTTGGTATGATACCAACCGATACGGCTTTTACAAAACCTGCATTGATTAGCTTATTGAGTTTCTTACCTTCTTCAGTAATACACTCAATTTGAATTGTAGCTTCTAGGTTTTCGCCATTCATTGCAAAACCCAAACAACGGCCAATAGGCCACTTGTCAGAGTCATGCTGAGCTAAGACTATGGGATTATTTAGATATGCTTGATAGTCTATTCCACTTGGAACTATGATAGTCCCATAGCGGTCAACTTCGGGAGTCGATACTACGAATGTATAGAGATCATTTTCTTTCTCTTCGTAGCCTTCCTCCATTTCGTAGCCGTCCCTAAGTTGTAGGTTCAGCTCGCGTGTTATTAAATTCATATTAAACCTTTATTTTTATTGCTTTTCAACTGGGAATAATTGACATCTGCAGTTCACTGCATTTGAAGCGCTTAAGCCTGACCCGAGCGGGCGCTTCGCTTTCTCGCTTTTGACTTCTATGATATTGCCTTCTTTATCGCGAACTTCAGTCACTACCGTAAAGTATCCGTCCGCGCCTTGAGTCGAGCCTTCCAAAGCAGCATGCGCTGGTCTTACGCGGCCGTCTCTTTGTGTTAGCCATACCATCTCAAAGCCTTCATCTTTGTACACGGCGTATTGCATTCCGCTTGTAACATTTGCGGCGGTCGTATTTGCAATTGCACGCGCTCTGCTTGTTTGAAGTGAGTCGAACTTGGTATTCAAAATCTTAAATAACTCGTCTTTATCCTTACCAGCATTTGCAGTGAGAGTAGCTTGTACTTCTTGCTTGATTACTCCGATAGAATCACGGATTTGAGCGCTTGACTCTTCGACCAAGGCAATAACCTCTGCAGTCGGAGGCACGCCGCCCTCGATTGCAAGAGTCGCATAGAGTTCGGTAGCAACTTGATTTGCAGCATCGGCTATGATTGCATCATACTTTGCAAGTTCGCTCTCGGGAATATCTACAGTCGAAAGGCTAATTACGCCGTCATCTGCAAGCTGAAAAACTTGCTCTTTGATTTGAGCAATGATCATCTCAACTACATTCTCGAGGCTACCTGCATTCGCTTCAGTTATCCCGTCAAAGTTCCTCCAAAACAAGTCTTTTGCATCGGCTGTAACGATAGGGAGCTTGGCATTTGCTCGGGTTAATAGTTTTCGTGCCACCACGGGCGCGGGAGCGGGATTTACGGCGCTTTGAAGCGGCACAAAACCACTTGCAATAAGCGGCGTATTGCCCTCTGGTATCGGATCATATCCGCGCTCGCCTCTTGCATCGTTTATTGTCTTAATTCCCCACTTAAGCTCGAACTCTTCTTGTCTCATATCAGCATCGGGGTCTGCATATTCATACGGTTGCGCTTGGATAAGTACATCCTCTTCCCAACGTCTAAAATGGCGTGTAAATTCTTCAGCAATATAGAGCGCCTCGGGGTCTATCGTGTTTTGTCTAAAGATTGCAAACTGGACCTCTGCAGTCGCTCTGTTTTGGAAAGAACCATCAAGCATTCCAGGGGGCACGCCGAAGACTTGAGCGATTTGAGCGCGTGTATCACGGCTCACTGCGTCATAACTAACTGCAAGCTCGCCTTTCGGTGGGAGTTCTAATTGCATACCACCTCCAAGCAAAGCTCGGAGCTTGTAGTCTGGTAGTTCTTCATTCCAAGCGCTTTTCAGCTTTTGCCATTCATCTTGGTCAAACCTTTCTGGGAACTTTGCAATAAGCGGCGGGACTGTATTATTAGCAAAGAGGCGTGCAAGATAAGCACTTACTTCGCGGTCGATATTCGCATATTCCAAAGCGGCGGAAACAAGACCAACGCCGAAGATATTCATACCGATTATCTCTTCAGGACGCGAGGCGGGATGCAACTTCGCAAGGTGAATAACCTCTTTCTCTGGTATAGCTATATTGCCCTCTTGCGCGGACTGATAGACATACCCATCTATGAAGTTATTCTCGCCTTTAATAACTCGCATTCTTGTCGGATTTAACACCCACATCTGCAAGGGCACGCGGTATCCATTTGTCGGAGTCCATATAAACGCATTGCCATTGATCGATAGCCAATTTTCAATATAGCCAAAGACTTGCGAGCGTGTGAAGTACGGATTCGGATTACTAAGTAATTCGTTAGTCCAATGACCGCGTCCGAGTTCTTCTTTTTCCCAGTTCTGCTCTTTATATGCATCGAACTTGATACCACTCAAAGCATTTGCACGATGCTGCAAGCAAGCGAAAACAGTCCCTCGAAGCGAAGCGCTTAACTCATTACCGACTTGAGTCGCACCGATATTACGAGAGCCACCCGACCGAATATACGGTCTGTCGTTTCTTCGCGGTGCAACTGCACTTGCGATTCTATCTCTAAGTTGGTCAAGTAGACTCATACATATATCTGTGGAGTTTTGCGAATAGCGTTGAAGGCATAACCCAACGCGTCAATAAAGTCATCATGCTTGTCTTGCGGAGTGCCCGTAAACGAAAGCAGCTCCTCGGTAAATTCCGGATTGATATGAGGGACATGATATACAAGGCCTTGCTCATATCTTGCCTCTACAGGCTGAAAGCGAATAACCTTGTCTCTATCTGCTCTCACACCTACGACATTCATCTTAGTATTTCTTTTCAGCTCTTGCACCATCCAAGCTTGAGCTTGGTTTGATTCCACTGCAACTACTCTTGCATTCCATCTTTGTTCAGCTGACATTATCTTACGGCCTATTTCTTGGAACTGCGCTCTAAAATGATCGGCCTCAACTACAACAACCTCACCATCTTTTGTCGTGCCTATTACCACGATTGCAGTATAATCTGCAGTCTCTTTCTGGCTAATTGCCAAGTCCACTCCGATGTAATACGCTGTACATTCTTGGCCATTTGTTGTGCGTAGCCATTCGCGTTTAATCTTAGCCGCTGATCTATCGACATATTCTGCAAGAAACTCTTGCGCAAAGACTAAGCTCGGTAGTAATTCCTTTTGTCTATCAACTTCGCTTATCTTGATTTGCCCGCCGTCGTATGTCGAGAAGTGGAATGATTGCCAGTCTGACATAGTCTCGGAGAGCTGATCTAATTGCCAAAAGTGATTCTTACCTTTCGGCGTTGAGAAGAAATAAGCATCTCCTTCATAATCTGCGAGCATCGGACTAAGCACAAAGTTCCAATCATCTTCAGCATTCGGGCAATGTGCCCACTCATCGCAAATCACTCTATGAAACTTATTACCTCTTAAGCCATCCGCGCGGTAAATACCTTGCAGGACCAATGTACTGCGACCTAGTTTAATCTGGCCTTGTTTGTAAGTTGCGCCAAGCGGTGCAAAGAAATTTTGTGCTTCGGTCTCTCGTCCTGAGAGCTCGGTGTATGAGGGCGCTGTATAGAGAACATACGACCCATCAACTTCCAGCATTTTCTCAAGGGCCAAAGCAAAAGCCAGATAAGACTTGCCAAAGCGACGACCGCACCGAACAACATTAAAGCGCTTCCGATTCCGAAGTATCTCAAGCTGTTTATCATGCGGTTTTATCCTGATCACTGTATCCATTTTGCGAACCCCACTCAATTATCATTTTGCCTTTCTCTGCTACTTGATTATCCATGTGAGATAGCAACTCCATTAGCAGTTTCATTGCAGTGATATCCTCTTTAAGCAAGATCTTTTTATGAATCAGCATTTCGATTATATCACCAGCTACGGTTTCTTTTGTTTTGCCGGGCTTTGATAGCTCTTCAGCTGCCATCTTTGCAAGGTCTTTGACATACACGATACTACCCTTTGGCCTACCATTTCGATTGATACGCTCGGGCTTGTCTCTAAAGCTATGTCCTTTAAGATTATCAGCGCCTGCCATAATAAACTCCCAAACCTAATCCAACACCAAGAGCACCTACGACCCATCCCCAGTTATTCTCGGTAACTACTTCAGTCGGTAAAGTAATTACCTTAATTGAATCAGGGCGCGGGCGGTAAACAAGTGAGAAGTGCCCCTTACGATTAGCATAGGCAAAAGCCATATTGATTGTATCTCGAGTCGCGGTAATTACCGAGTCGCTTTGAGCTACAAATGCAGTATCTCCACATGGAATAATTACAGGCTTATCAAGAAAGTAAATAGTGTCCTTTGTCTTGATAGTCACCGACTTTGTATGTACTGAGTCTCTAATCGTTACAGGGCGCTCAATAAGTTGCACGGTAGTGATTGTATCAGTTACACGTTTTGCGCTCGTACGGCCTACGTGAAGCCCCGAAACAAAGCCGATAATAAGCAAGACTGCAAGTATTATCATTGCATTTAGTACATCATTGAATCTCATTGCACTACTCCATTCTCAATAAAGAGATTATCTACCATACCATTCTCTTGAATGATTGCAAAACCATGATTGCTATTTGAGTGTGGCATATATGCTTGTCGTAACTTGCATAGGCATCCCGTCGTATATGCCTTGTAAAACTTACCGTCCAAGCTCTTGATAGATGCAAAAGAAGTACGATGCACATGACCCATTACGACATTAGCCGCCGCTTTGAGAATCAAAGCGCGGGCGGGGTTTACGCCGCCTGAGACTTTCATTTCGTGACCGTGGACTATGTAGGTATTTTCAACTTTCATAAATTGCGTTGACTCGACAAAGCGTATTCCAAGATCATCAAGTTTTAGCAGTTTGCGGAAATCAATCAAACCAGCAAGCGCGTCTGCATTCTGCATTAAGTACCGCTCCAAGCGGTCTTCATGATTGCCAATTTTAAAGTAGATATTCTGGTCTTTGAACTCGGACCTCAAGCCTTCTAAAAACTGCTTTGCAAGTTCGATCTCATTTAAAAACTTTGGCGTATCAGCGTGTTTCGGGTGCCTTGAGATTTGAGCCGAGTCTAGTATATCACCATTCAGTATGATATTCTCTACTCGGTCTTGTTTTGCATATTGAATCGCTGCAATAAGCGCCGCTTTGTCATGGATACCTAAGTGAATATCACTGAAGACCGCCGTCTTGCCTTGAATGCGCAAAACGGGCAAAACCTCCTCGCGTCCATCTTCAAAGGTATTTAGCCATTCAGGTACGATCTCGGGCTTGTCTTCAGGGCTAGGCTCAAAGCCTTTACCTATCCGATAGTTAAGCACCGCCGTGTACTCTTCATGGTTTAAGCGGGGTCTGTATTGACTCACTTGGTAGGAATCCCGTACTTTTCTAAAAGAGCCTGCAATAATTGCTGCTCTGGATTAAGTTCTGTTTGCTCTGGTGCGGGAAATTTTGCAGACCACTCGGCTTCGTGCTCTTCAGTGCAAGGCACTGCATTACATCCATTAGGCCATTGAATTTCAGAAACACCGTCCCATAAAACTATATTTTCGACTTCATTATTAGCATTAATTAAAGCGTATTTCATGTTATCCCTCACTTACAACAATTACTAAACCACCACCACCATTACCGCCTGCTCCGGAATTATGACCGTTATCTGAAGCAGCGCCGCCACCGCCACCAGCACCATATCCACCATTGCCACCAGCACCAGTTGCTTGTCCAGTTTTATACGATCCGCCGCCGCCTGCAGAGCCGAAATATAAAAACCCTGCTTGATTATTATCGCCATTGCCACCATTACCGCCATTAGTCCCTTGGCTTCCATAATTCCAATTAGAAGCAGGCTTGCTTGCCATCCAATTTGCAGGCCTATGTCTACCACCTTCGGACATTGCTGTTGAATTAGCTGCAGCTCCTCCTCCTCCTCCTCCAGATAAGCTAATAAAAGCTGGTCTATCTGAAGAAAAATTACTGCCATTAGTGCTCGTACCGGTCAGACCATTGCCAACAGGAACTTGATAATAATTTACAGGTTGAGGAGAAGTACCGCCCCCTGCAGTTGAGGAAGTGCCTCCGCCTGAACCGCCACTTGGCCTATCACTTTCTATAATATTTTGGAAAGTACCTAATCCTGATATACCTCCATTTGATCCATTTGCGCCACTAGTATCATCAGTAGTGCGACTTGCGCCACCATTTCCACCTGCTCCAACAGTAACGGATTCAGTACTACCAAGTGCAGAAGCTTCAAGAGTAATGCTGTAATAACTTGCTGCACCACCACCGCCTCCTCCACATCTTATAGCAGTTGTAGCTCCTCTTCTTCCAGACCCTCCACCAGCGCCACCTGATAAAGAATAAACTGTTACTCTTTTGGCAAAAGAGGGTTTAGTCCATGTCCCCGAACTAGTAAAAGTATCTATTTGGATTTGATATCCACCACCGCCACCACTCGCAGCCAAAGTAGTGCCCGTCATTGTCAAGCCCGTGCCTAGAGTAATCTCTTGCACATCACCAGAACCTGAGTCACCACGGCCTAAAAGTTTTGAAGCGGCTGATACATTCTGAATTTTTGCATAAGTTACCGCGTCATTATCTACAGTCCAAGTAGCACCCGAACTAGAGACGGTAATATCGCCCTTGTCTCCATCGGTTATACCACCACCGCCCGCCGTAGCCCAAGATAAAGTACCACTACCATTAGTAGATAATACCTGACCATTTGACCCGCCTGCAATGGATAGCTTGGTAAGATTCGTATTGATTGTATTGCTTGTCCCGATTGTCTTTGAATCAAACGAGTTAGGCAATTGGCCGTTATTTAGTTTTGTTGTAGGCATCTTATCACTTCAAATAATCAGCAAGTAAAACATCTCCGCTAATTGGAGCCGTCGCCATCGTGATTGTATTCGTTGAAATCGTGTAATCATTACCCGCGCCGCTTCTTAGCCTCATACCGTTCAAGTGCAAACGCAAAGTCCCTGCAGTCGGAGTGTCGGGTAAAGTGTAAGCCGTATTCGAACCGTCAATATTTCCGCTTGGTATGACTTCAGTTGCAAAGTTGCTCGGAGTCAAAGTTCCTGACTCATCTTGCACGTAAGTGACCGCCGTAGAACCAAGAGTACCGCCTGAATTTGAAGTGCAATAGAATCTCTTATCGCCATAAGTCGTACCCGCGTCAACATGAACAAAAGAGCCTGTAAGCTCGTCCCATGCATCCGAATCAGTTGCACGAGTTAAAGCGCTTGAAGAGCCATTAAAAACATAGATACCGTTTTGGCTTTGAGTCGATTGCTGCCATACCAAAAGGCGTTGCCCGCTTGTAAGTTGGTGACCGTCGAAAGTATCCGTTCCGGGATTGCTTATGGTGATATTCGCAGTCGTAGCCGCGTGGACATTGCGATACTTGTAAGCACTTGACAAGCCTGCTATTTGCGTATCTACATAGCCCTTAGTTGCAGCATCGCCTGAGTCAGTCGGAGTTGCAATGGTCGTAAGCTTGTTGTTACCCATTGACTGAGCGCCCGTAAACGCTACGCTCCCATCCTTTTTGACAAAGTTCGCGCCGTCCGCTAATTTACTCGAATCTATTGCAGCGCCCGCAGCTACTTTCGCGTTGGTTATCGCACCATCGCGTATCTGGCGGCCTGCTATTGTGGTCTCTGGCATCGTATTATCCTAGTTTGTAATGTATTCGTATAACATCACCAACGACAGGCGAAACATTCAAAGTTATTGTCGTCGATCCGCTTGTCGTATAATCGTTTGTAAGCACTTGCAATACGCCATTTATGAAGACTTGCAAAGAGTTAGGGACAAAGTTTTGCAATGATGTGAAAGTCGCATTTGAGCCGTTGATATTTCCAGTCGGCGTTTCATTCCAGATGAAAACAGCCGCGCCTGAGTTGATTGTCGCACCAACTGAAACTCGGACAACTTCAGGAAGCGCCGTAATGACTACATTGTTAGTACTCATGAAGTCACCGTATCAATAATATCCAAATCACCACCAAGCCAATACTTTGTATCACCGCCAAGCCATTCGATTTTTACATCATACACAAGTCCCTTTTGCGGAGTCAAAGCAAGGCTTGTAGCTCCCGGCAAAGAGATTGAAAACTTACCATCGCTTGCAGGGGATTGTATTGTCGTATTGAAAGTAAAGAGCGTCGCATTCGTAGCCTTTACTCTGCATTGTGCGGTCAAAGTCGCATTCACCAAAGTAATAGCCGCGCCGTCCGCGTCTTTCAATTCGACTGCAAGTGAGAAAGTCTCACCTCGGTAAATTGCTATATTGAATCTATCTCTTCTCATGGCTTATCCGTAAAAAGCTTTGCAATGAAAGACCCTCCGACCGCGAAGCTTAACAGCGTAATCGCCAAGGCTAAGTTATCGTGTAAATAGGCAAAACCGCAACCGGCAATGCCAGCGGCGGCTAAAGCACCCGCGACTCTGCGAATCTTCGCAGGTGTAGGCTCGTTCCAATATTTAAAGCCAAAATGCAAACTCACTTGTTAAGCCCTGCAATTATGGAGTAGATCTGATCAAGTCTTGAGTGAACTAAAGCAAATTGCTTGTCTATCGATTCCGCTTGTTCTTTTTCGGTCTTTTCCAAGTTAGCCACGCGGTGCTCTAAGGTTGCAGTATTAAATACGTGCTTAGCCGTTTTCTCAATGACATCTGCAATTTGTTTTGCGTGCTGCAAGCGTTCCCTATTCATGAATCTGAAGAACATAATAACAATCGTTACCGTACTTACCAGAGTTGCTAGAACATTGCGCAAGAGTTCACTAAATATATCCATTGTATCTATCTTAAAACAAGGGCTTCCCGAAAGAAGCCCTCGCGGAGTGAAGGCATGAGATAAGGAGTGCCTATGTTGGCAAAACAAATATAAGCACAACC